GGTTTATGGGTGGTTATAGATCTATTGGATCTATGTTTACTGGTGAGTCAATGACAACAGATTTAAAATCAGCTACTGAGTTTGAAGATGCTATGGCAATTGGTAATTCAAGTAGAGGTGGTGCTTTAGCTTGGTCAAATAATTTATTATTAAATTCAGCATATACTGTAGGTATTATAGGATCTATTGCTTTAGAAGAAGTTGCTTTAGCTGCTTTAGAAGTAGGGACATTTGGTGGTGCAACTCCATTAGTAGCTGCAAGAACTACAGCTAATGCAGCAAGATTAACAAGAGCTGTTGGTCAAGCTACTACTGTTGGTAGATTATATAGTGCAGGAAGAGGTATGATGACTACCTTAAAAAATGTTGATGCAGCAAAAGATTTTTGGTCTATTGCCACAACTGGTGGTAAAATGACTGCTGGATTATTTGCACCTGAGACAATGGCTGCTATTAAAAGATTAAAAACTACAGAGGTAGTTGCACAAAATTTAACTAACATGGCCAAAGCATCTGAGTATGCTGGTTCATTTTATAGAGACGTAAGAGCTTTAAATTTAGCATTATCAGAAAGTAAACTTGAAGGAGGTATGGTCTATAATCAATTGATTAAAGATGGTATGGATATTAAGTTTAGTGAAAATGGTGGTAGTCCTGTTACTACAGAGCAAGTTGCTGATATTCAAAACAATGCACATAAAGCTGCATTTGCAACTACAATGACAAACATGCCTGTAATATATTTAACTAATAAATTAGTTTTAGGTAATTCATTAGGTGGATTTAATAAATCATTAGGTAGAATATTTAATGAGCAAGCAAAAGGTATTGGTAGTAGAATTATTAAAACAGGAGCTAAAACAAGTCCATTTAAAGATGCTGGTACAGGACTTAAAGGATTAGCTACAACAATTGCTAATGCAGGAGTTAAAGGTAACTTAACAAAATTAGGTCAAGGTTCATTAAGATATTTTGCTGCAAACTTAGGAGAAGGTGTTCAAGAACTTTCTCAAGAAGCTATTTCTGCAGGTACTAAAAATTATTATACCAGTCTATTAAAGGATCCAATGAATGGTGGACCTGAATTATTTAATGCATCTGTTAAAGCTGGATTAGGTGAACAATTTTCAGCTCAAGGTTTTGATGTGTTTATGTCAGGATTTTTAATGGGTGGTGTAGTATCTGGACCTCAAAAGTTATTCTTCCAAGGTGTACCTGCTCTATATCAAAGAGTTGCTAATCCAGAAAAATATGCTGAGTACAAACAAAATAAAGAAAACTATATTAAATCTGTAGTTGATACATATAATGCTGTTTGGAATGCACAAGCTGAAGATCCAAATTCAATTTTTGATCCTAAAAGATATAATTTCTTAATGCAAAAAGCTGCAGCTCAAGGAAAGACATTAGCTTCTATTGCTAATGATCAATTTGATTTTATTGATGAAACAGATTTTGCTAAGTTCCAACAAATACATACTGTATTAAGTACAGGTGGTGCGGCTTTATTTCAAGATCAATTGCTTGATTATATGAAGATGTCTGATGAAGATTTGGCAACAGCTTTTCCTTCTAGTAAAAAAGATATTAAGAATGGAAAGATTAGAGAGCGTCTTCAAAGTATGGTTAATCAAATTGATAAAACTCAAGAAGTATATGAAGAATCAAAAGATAGAAATCCAAATCCATTTATGCCTGAAGCTTATGAAAAAGGTTCAAGACAATGGACGGAAGAAACAATAAAGAAAATTGCATTTGAACATGCAAGATATCTTTACATGTTTACACAAGATGGATTTACTAGAGCATTAGAAAGATCAAATAGTATATATCAAAATTTAGCATCTGATCCTTTATTTGATAAAATGGCAGCTAATGATTTAACTGTATTATTAGATCAAGATTCTATTGATAAAGAAATACAAATGTTAACTGAAGAAGCTATTGTTTTATCTGCTGATAAGACAAATGAGAAAAAAGTAAAAGAAAAAACAGAAAAAATAGAAAGATTAGCAGCATTTAAAAATATTCTAATGAATGCAGAAAATCAAGCTAAAGATGGTTCTTTTGATAAAAGAAAAATAGGTGCACTTAGAAAAGAATTTGAAAAGTATGTTCAATACATGGCCAAACAAACAGGTTCTTTTGTAAATAAACAAAATATTGATGCTGCATTAAAACAAATAATTGATTATAATGCATTACAGGGTAGAGCTAAAGTATATGATAAAACAATTGAGTATTTAAATGATCCTCAAAAGTTTGATCTTGTATTTCAAAGAACTGCTGAAGTATTACAAGAACAATATAAAAACAGAAAAAAAATATTTGAACAACAAGTACGTGATTATGTTGGTGTAATTCAAAGAAATGAATTAGCTAATCAAATTGCAAAAGCAGGATTTATTCCTAATAATGAGGAAATGAAAAAGTTTTTAGAAACTGGAGACAGTAAATATTTAAAAACATTTTATAATCAAAAAGGTGAACAATTAGGTGCTTTTGATAAATCAGATTTAGAAGAAATACAAACATTACTAAAGGATTATGAACAAATTAGACCAGATAAGAAAGTAGAAGAGGTTAAAACAGATGAAGCTGTAGCTGAAGAAGCTAGAACTGAAGTTGATGATATACTAGATGGTATAAATATTGAAGTTTCAGTTAAAGATTCAGTTGTGTTAGAAAACACAATGCAAAAAGCTTATGCTAAGTATGCAGCTAAACAAACAGCAGCTGGTAAAAAACCAATCACTTTAGATAAATGGATTAATAGTGAAGATGGTAAAAATCATAGAGCTGCATTCATTGCTGTTAAGAAAATTTGGATTGATAATGATACATTAATAAATCCTAATAACCCACTTACTGAAGAAGAAATTAATAATGAAACTGGATTAATAACTTGGTTGCAAAGTCAAGAAGGTAAAACAAATGACTTAGTACAGAATGTTGTTAATGCATTAGGGTTAACTATTGATGATGTTACAGGTCAGACAGAATTGTTACCTAATAAAGGAGAAAATGTAGAAGGAAATAAAAATGTAACAATAATTAAGAAAGGTAATAGTGTTTCATTAATTGAATTAAAAACAGTTGACTCACAAGGTAATATAAATACTTCATATCAATTAGTTGATCAATATAAACAACCATTAGATGAAGAAACTTTAAATAGATATGGTATTGCTTCCTTTGGTATTTATGTTGAAGGAGATAAAGCAAAAGCATTATTAATGCAAAAAACTCTTGATAATGCGGCACCAGATACTACAAAATTTACATTTGATGATGTTGAATTAAATTATGGTCAACTTGTATATGATCAAACAGGTAAAGAATTTATTGTATTAAGTGAACCTAAACAAGTAAATAGTCAACGTAAGTTATTATTAATACCATCTGATGCAATTAGTCCTTCAGTAGAAGATACTAAAAGAGCTACAATCCCTGTTAAGCCTGGTGAATTTAAAGCATCATTTAGCATTCAAGATTTAGAACTTAAAGTACTACCACAAAGTGTTAGTAGATTAAATGTACTTGAACCTATTCAACCTTATCCATATAGAAATAAAGATACCACTACTGATCAATGGACAGAAAGTCCAGAACAAGCAATAGCAAGATATAACTTAGTTCTATCTATACTAACACCTGAAGAATTAGCTGAATTAGAATTGGTAATTATAGCTGATCCACAAGGTGGTATGAATAATGGAAATTTAATTATACCAGGTTTTAAAGAAGCAAATCCGTATATTCAAACAATAAGAGCAAAATATTCTGTAGGTATAAGAATTTCTAATCCAGATGTACAAGCTAAAGTTGATAAAGCTATAGCAGAAAAAGGTTTAAATAAAAACAATTCTACAAATGGTATTTTTGGTTATATGCAAAATACTAATTTTATAATCACTAACTCTCAAGGTACTGTTATCAACCCAGCTACCATGACCGCAGATGAATATAAAAATATAATATATACACCAGAGGGTATGGATATAAATCCTGAAGAAGATTTAAAACGTGCTCAAGATAATTTTGCATTGAATAATTTATTAAGTTCTGTGTTACCTGAATTAGTAGCACTTAATCCTGATGGGGTTATTGCTATTTCAAAATTACCAAATGGTTTATCTTTTATTTCTAAACTAGGAGTAATGATGTATGATAAGTCACCAAAACCATTAACAGATTTACAATTTAGTGCTGCTGATGAAAATGGTAATTATTTAATTTATCAATTAGAAAAAACTGAAACGGGTCCAAGAACTAAAATTGCTATATCAAATCTTGAAGGTGAAGAAAGAAGACAACTTATAGATAGAGTTGAAGAGAGTCTAACTAAGCAAGGATTGTTAGATGGTATTACAAGTTTAACAGATACTTATGTGGCTGCAGTATTATTACCTAATGGTACATATGCTTTAGTTAATTTAAAATCTGAAACAGTAGAATCTGAAGTAGTAGATGAATTACTTTTAAGTTATTTTAATCAAATAGATAAAAATGTTGCTGAAAATAAAAATAATAGAAATGATTTTAACTCAGAATTTAATTCAAATATAAATAGTAAGGTATATCTTTCAGGTTATTCTGGATATAATTTTGCTCTTGAAGTAAATGAATATGGTAAACTTCAATTATCTATTAAGTATAATAATACAAGTATTAAATTACAATTAGATAGAAAAACTGCTAATAATAAAAATCTTACTGTTGATCAAAAAATACAAATTCTATTTGATCAAGCTAATGAAACAGATCTATTAAAAAATGCAGTAAGTTCTGTAACTAACAAAGTTGGATTTACATTATCTAAATCAAATTTTAAAAAGAAATTTTCAAGAGAGGCTGGTGTTCAAGAAATCCTTAATAAGACAACAACACAAGTTGCTCCACAAGTGGTATCTCCTAATGCAATTCAATTGTCTGCAGACTCTTCAGCTATACAAGCTGCTAGAAATATTCCCGTAGTTCAAAGAACTGCTTTTGTTGCATCAGAAGAAGTTTCAACTGCTAAAGCTGATGCACAAACAGTTAAAAATAGAATGCAGGAAATAGAAAAACAACCTGTATCTATTAATGTAACAACAGATGCATCTGGTAAAATGGAACAAACTTCTGAGGAAGTAGTTTCACAGATAAAGGCAGAATTAGATAAGATTGGATTACCATACAGTGATGTTGTAGCCAATGATAAAGGTTCTACATATTTTGTAGTAACTAAAGATGGTCAGCAACATGAAATATTAAAGTTGGTTAAAACAGGAAACGCATTAATTAAACCTGTATTAACTAAAGCTAAATGGATTAATCATCTTATAAAAACTCAACCACAAGACCTTTATAATTTTGTTAATGCTGAAGTAGCTGCTTTAGAAAGTACTGAAGAAGTAATAGTAACTCCAGAAGAAAGAGCAGATGCGGTTAATATAGACAATATTAATCCTGAAGATATTAATATAGATGATATTGCTGCATTAAGAAATGGTGTTAGATTAAATAAATTAGAAGCTGTTAAACAACAACTTGAATTACTTAAAGCACAACTTACTGAAGGACTAGTTGGAGCAGCTAAGATTAAAGCTGTAAAAGATAGTCAAGAGTATGCAGATCTTTTAGCTGAAAGAAAAAAATTAGAAAATGAAGCTAATAAAATTATTGATTTAAATACAGTTACTGAAGATATTGAAGACATTGAGGCATTTAAAGTATGGGCTAGTTTAAGTCTTCCAGATTATATTACAATAGAAGATATTGAAACTTTAGGTGATAATCTTAAAGCAGGAGGTGTACGTGTTGGTGCATTTGTTTTAGGTCTTAGTAATATTGGTGGTGGATTAACTGTTAATGGAACTTTATTTACTGGAGCTAAATCTCCATTTAAATATCATGAAGCATTTCATGGTGTATTCAGAATGTTATTAACTGATGCAGAAATCAAAAAATATTTAGCAATTGCTAGAAAAGAAGTAAGAGCAAAACTGAGAGCAGAAGGTAAAAGCTTTGAAGCTGAATTAGAAAGATTCAGAAATTCAGCTAATACTTACTCTAATATGAGCCGTGAAAGATTAGAACAAGAATATTATGAAGAATACCTGGCGGATGAATTTGAGAAATTCAAAACAAATGCAAAATCAACTCAAACAGATTCTTCTGTTAAGTCTTTATTCAGTAGAATTATGGATTGGATTCAGTCTGTATTCAAATCTTTTACTAGGAATCAATTACTTACTTTATATGAAAACATTGATGCAGGTAAGTTTAAAAACGCGGGAGTAAGTCAAAATCAATTTGTTACCAGTATGATGACTGGTGTAACATTAGAAGCTAATGCATTAATACCATATGATACAGAACAGAATGCTAATGGTAAAGTTGGATACTATTTCTTAGATAGTGCTATTGCTGAACCTTTGGTTTCAAGTATAGCTGCTATGTACATACAAGAAGTTTCAAAAGTAAGAGATCCAAATGTTAAACGCGGGGACATACTTGAAAATGTAATTAATGATTTTGCTGCTTTATATGATGAAGAAACTGAAGCAAATCAAAAATTATCTGATGAACAGAAAAAATTCTTACCTCAGATTAGTGAGGTGTTTTATAATTTCTCTGATGAATTAAAATCTGAAGTATATAAAGTATTAAACATTATTACTAAACAAACTCAAGAAGAAGAATATAATAATGAATATTTTGAAGAAGAAGTTGGTTTAAGAAATGTAGAACAGTACAGTATGGATGCTTCTATGATTGGTGGTTTTGGTTCTTTATCTGAAGGATTGAGAAGTTACTTAGCTACAACAACTATAGAAGAAACAGATTACTTTGGTAACAAAGAATTGAAGCCTGGAGTAAAACTAATTGTTCCTATTAATTTTATATCTGCATATAATGGATTATTAAAAGCTGTTAAGAATATTGATGATCCTAAAAAGATGTTACAGAATATGTACTTCTTTGGATTAGATAATCCTCAGACTGGAGCAGTTGTAACAAGATTATTACAAGACTTTGGTATATCTGTAGAAACATTGTTAGAGGCAGGTCCATTACCTACTGAGATTAAAAATAGTGCTTTATTTACATCTGTTGTAAAAGGATTTACAACTTTCAGAGTAGACTACTTATTTGTACAAAGAGATGATGCTGGTGCAGTATTAATTTATTCTGCTGCACAAAGAGATGATATTAATTCACAATTAGAATCATGGTCTCAAGCTTGGGGTCAAGCTGAAAAGAAAATTAAATCTGATGTAAAAGTTAAAAATGAAACTGTAAGAACATTAGAAGATTTTGCAAGTTATTTAACTAGAGTTGATTTAAATGGTAAATTAATTAAAAGTAATACAGAAATTACTGATCCAAAATTATCTGAACTATCTTCTAAATATTCACAAGATATTTTTAGACTTACAGGTATTAAATTAAGTAAACAATTTATTGCATTTAGTATTGCATCATCAAGAAATAATCCTACACCAATGCAGGCAGCATTATTAAATGCCAACTCTGAACAAACACCTATGATGTATAGTGATATTACAGAGTTAAGTTTAATAATTCAATCCGGTAATGATCCTTTTAGTGAAGGAAAAGATGGAGCTGCTTCCAGACTTAGAACATTAGCAATTCAAAATGGACAATTTGATGAAACAATTGGAGCATCTGTATTTAAAAATCCTGAAGGTAACTTAGTATATGCACATCAACTACCTACATTCCATTTAAAAAGAATACAAGAATTAAATGATGTAGCAGAACTTGAGCGTCTTAAAGAATCTGATCCATACTTAGCAAATAACTTTTTGTTAAATAGTGAAGCATTTTTAAAAATGTCTGCAGAAAATAGACAAAGAGTATTAAGAGTAGCTGGAAGTAGTGTTGGTAAAATTAATAGTACTGAAGAAGAACTTAATGATAAAATATCAGGTGTATCTAATAAAGCATCTTACGGTAATTATACACCACAAGAATTTGCTTTAAGTATACTTAATACATATACTGCTTTATTAAATACTAAAAGTAATAAAGTTGATGTTGTAGAATATTATGATAATGTACTTGAAAAAAATGTTAAAGCGGCATTAGCTCCAATCCTTATTAGAGTTTTAGAAGCATCTAATACTGGGGATTTAATGTATCTACCTGTGGTTAAAGCTGTTAAGTTTGAAAAACCGGGTGGTGGTAAAGTTGTATTGACAGATGAAACTGTAAACATTTTTGTTGATAGAATTGAAAGTGAATATGATAGAATTAGAAGAGAAGAATCTGCTAGAGTTATACGAGAGTCAAACCTTTTAACTGCTGATCAAGAAACTCAACTTGGATATAACAATAATGAAAAAGGTAGAGCATTTAAATTAACAAATACCGGTTTATTACTTACTCCAGAATTAAAAGCTAGTTTAGAAGAAATTGCAAAACGTGAAGATGCTCCTTCATTGAAAGAAGCTTTGAAAGAATTAAACATAACTGATAATGCATTTAAAACTATTGTTAATGCGCAGTTAGAAAGTCAGTATACTAAATTTTCTGAAGGTTTAATAGACTTAAAAATAGAAGATCAATTAGGCAAAAGTATAACAGAAGGTTTAGCAGCAACAACAAAAGCTAATCAGAATTTAATTGAGTCAGCTGAATTACTTAATCTTACTTATGATAAAGAATATAACTTAAAACAAATATTCTTTAATGACTGGATTAATACATCATCTATAAATGAAGTTCTTTTAGGTGACCAAGCTGTTACATTAAAAGATGGAGTTGATGCTGTTAAAAGAGCTAAAATGCAGAATGCTGCATACTATAGTGCTTATACTTCTATATCTGCAGAAGATATGGGTGTAATGCATACTGTTGATGATATTAGCTTAGTTGCTTTAGAAGAACCTACAGGAGTATCTGCTTTAACTGGAAAAAATATTGATAGATCTGATGGTCAGTTATGGATGACTACAAAAGCATTTAGATATATGTGGTTTGGATTTGGTAAACTTAATCCTGCTCAAGCAAAACTTATTGATAAGATTGAAGCTGGTGAAGATATATCTTCTGAAGAATTATTTGGTCAAGATGGTTATGTTGATATGGGTAGTATGCTTAACTCTAAAAAGTTAGTATACGGTGATGGTAAAACATTCATTAAAATGTCTGCTTTTGTATTAACTCCACAACTTACATCTAATAAAGTAGTAGATGAGAATGGTAATATAACTTGGGTTGCTAAAGAAAATAAAGTTGAACTTCACAATTTAAGAGTTAAACTTGAAGCTATTGAAAAAACCAAAGATACAATTAGTATAGCTACACCATTATCTGCACTTAAAATGTTAAAACAACGTGCAAATCCACTTAGTGATTTAGAAAATACTGATTCATTTACAAATGGATACACTACATTAAGTGCTAAATACATAGGTCTTCAGGTATTAACACCTTCAAATAAAACAGAAGTTATTGATCCAACACAAGTAAAGAATATTGTTACTTCTGAGCAAAATGATAATGTATATGTAGAGGCATTAGGAATGACTGTTGGTCAAATTAGAACTGCATATAACCTTGCTACCTCAGCTAAAGTTGAGTTGAAATTTAAGAACAAAAGAAACTTAATCTTTAGTTTTGAAAAAGGAATGCAAGAACTTGCAATCTCAAAACAAAACAATAAATTAACCCCTAACTTAACAGCATTCTTAAGATATGCTACTGAGGGTCTTAAAGCATCTCAAGCAAGTAGTAATTTACTAGAGTTCTTTTCAACTCAAGATGGAGAACAAAAATATGATTTGAATAACCCTATTACGTTAAATAAATTTGAGCAATTGTTCTTAAGTTATTTAAGTAAAGGTGCACTTGCTGAAAAAGCACCAGGTCATGCTGTAGCTTTAGTATCTGATTTTGGTACTAAAGTTTATAGAAGAGTATTTAGTGTAGATGAAAATGGCGTTCCTGATAGATCTGAAATTATCAGAGAGAATGTTTGGAATAGTATGGTCAACAAACCTGTATTAGGTGAATATGATACATTATCAGTTACACTTAAAGATAACAAAGAAGGTGTTGTTATACTTGACCGTTTAAGATCTGGTGTAAAAGAATATGATAAAGACGGTAAATTTACAGGTCAAAGATATACTGAGATGCTTATGCCAGCTCACTTTAAATCTGTAATGGATTTAGTTGAAAATACTAATGGAGCATTTCCAGATGTGTTATCAAAAATGTTTGGTGTACGTATTCCATCTCAAGATAATCATTCAACAATAAATATTAAACATGTTGACTTCTTACCTGGATTCTATGGTTCATCTGCAATGTTTGCTCAAGAGCTTATTGAGATATCAGGAGCGGATTTTGATATTGATAAAGTTTACATGCAGATTAAAGACTTTTATGAAAGCAAAGGTCAGTTCTATGAGTATGGTAAACAAACTACAGATCAAGGTAAATACACAGATTACTTAAAGTATGTATCTGAAAAAGTTGCTCAACCTGGAACAACATATGCTGAAGCATTAGAGTTATATAAAAATAATCTTCAAGCTGCAAGTATTGCAAATTCTATTACAGATGCAGAACAAAAAACAGCTTTAGATGCGGGACTATCAAAAAATGGTATTAAAGCTTTACAAATTTTAGGATTGCCTATTACTAAAGAACAATATTTAGATTATAAAAAGAAATTCCGTGAACCATATGAAGCTCCAATGAATAATACTATACTAGATTATAAGTATGCATTGATGGGTAATACTGGTGTAACAGAAACAACAAATAAGAATGAAACACCAATTTCATATACATCTGCTAGTTTAAAAATATTACAAGATGCATTAGATGAATTAGCAGGAACAAAAGAAACAAAAGGTTTATTGCCAGGTTTACTTGAGCGTTCAAGAGAAGATAACATTGACATCAATAACATTATTGGTAAGATAAAAGCATTTACAAATAATAAAGGTGCTGCTATTGGAGCAATTGTATTACCTAACGTATACTTAAGTTTATTAACTGAATATGGTGTTACAATAAATGATAAGGGTCCAGTAATTAGTGTTAATGGAATTACTTATGATAACTTTGGAGTAACCAGAGAACAATTAGCAAATGGTACAGAAGGATTACGTAAGCAAGATATTATATCATCATTAATTACAATGGTTACGGATAATGCTAAAGAACGTCTTGTTGCTAAACTTGGTTTAAATAAACATGCTCTTGGAGTTGTAGGTAACTTAACTGCTTTAGGTGTACCTATTAAAACATCTTTATTGTTGATTAATAATCCAATAATACAAGATATCTATTCTCAAGCATTAAACAAAAAAGATAAATTAGATCCTGGAGTTCTTTCCATAACTAAAAATATATTATCGGGTTTAATTGATAGTGTAAAAGCAAATGAAAAAGATAAAACTGTAGTTACAGAAGTTGTTAAAGTTAATGATAATCTTTTGATAGATGCATTTAATAATCCTAATGAAGTAACTGATAAAGAAAAAATTGCAATATTAAACTTATTTTCTAATGCTGTAGAGATTAAAGACTTTACAAGTAACATGTCTGCTGTAGCCGGATTAACAAATGGCTTAGGTAAAGATATTGCATCAGTAAATGAAAAAGCTGAACAAATAGATAAGTTATTTGCTAAAGATGCTATTATGGATTTAAATCCAATATATAAAAGTAAAACATGGCAATCAAAATATCTTGAGATATTCAATCAAATAAAAAATGATTTGTTACCAGTAACATTTTTATCAGCAAGTGAAAACTTTCAAGCAATACTTACTAAAGTATTAGAGAATGTAAACTCTGATGCAACTGAATTTACACAAGAAACTAGAGCAAAAATTTCTAGAGACTTGTTATCATATTTAACTATAAAAGCATATGAGCAAAACAAATTAAATAATGATCCACAATCTGTAGCAACATTAAATAATAATTTAATTTACCCTGGTGGTGGATATGAATCAATTAATGATATAGTTGATAGAATGCGTACAACAGAAGCAGGTCAAAATAACTTTTTCTTAGATAACTTTGCAATAAGTGAAAAAGCAGATGATGATAAAAATCAATCTGGTTTGAACTTGCTTAATGCTAATACATTTAGAAGTTTGAATGCTGGTCAAAAAGTTGACTTACAAAATTCATTTGCTAAACTATATGGTTCATTAGAAACTAAGAATGATGCAATATCTATAATTAATTACATAATGGTTAAAGATGGGTTACAACTTGGTTATGCATCTTTATTAGAAGCTATTAGTCCATTTACCATGGATTCATATTTAAGTCAAATTGAAACTGCTAATAAAGCATTAAGAACTGATGATGATACAAATATCAAAAAAGTATTTGGTTTAAATAGAGCTGAATTAGAATCTGATTTTATTAATAATTATTTACAATCAAATATTAATGGTCCTTTACTATATACTTTTAGTATAAATAACAAAACTGGTTTATTACCTAAAGGTGTAACTGTTGAAAAAAATAAAGTTACAATCAAATGGGATGATATGGGTAAAGCATCTCCTAAAGATTTTGTAAGGTATAAAATTGAAGATCTTCAAACAGGTTATATTTCTTATAAAACATATATGTCTACAACTCAGGATGAGTCAACTACAAAAGTATATGAAGAAATAGAAACAAAAGGTTCTAATCAACAAACTCCAATTGGATTTATGTTCGGTGAAAGACCTACATATAAAAAAGTAAGAGACTCAATTAAAACTAAAAATACAACAACAGCTCAAGATAGATATGTAGATAGTGTAAACTTTGGAGCAGAAGAAAATTATGCATTATCAGCTGCTGAAATGGTTCAGTTAGAAGCTTTAAATGATGAAAGTGCTAATATTGAAGCAAATGAATTTGGTGTTAATATTAATGGTAATAACATTGCAAACATTAGCGCATTAGAAGCAATGCTTAATGCTGAACCAAAACAACCTACTCAACCATCTACTAGTGTTAAAAACTTTGATAAGAAAAACTTATTTGAAGTAACTCCTATACAGACAGCTGATAAGAAAGCTAAAATAAAAGCAAGTATTGCTACACAGTTTATAGGTTTTGGAGAAGGTATTACAGGGAGTTCAACGGAGGCATACAAAAAACAAGCTGGTAAGTTAGCAAATACCGGTAACTATTCTAGTAATGATATAATATTTGTATCTATTCCAGGACTAAGAGGCAATGCTGAAATAGCAAAAAGAGAACAAGACAAAACAATAAAGGAAGCTATTAAAGCTGTAGAGGCAGGAGCAACAATTCTTACTGATAATAAAGCTTATACTGACGCTAGTAGTTATAATACTGGAGAGAAAAGACTTTATACTAATATGGAAGCTAAAGGATATAACTATTCTGAAGTAACAGTTGACGGTCAGGTTATTGGTACTTGGAGTAAATCTACTCAACCATCTACTGGTGTTGATGAAACTACCTTACTTGATTCAATGAGTGATCTTGAAAGAGAATTGTATGAAGAGTTTGCAGCTGAAATGGAAAGTGATTATTCAGCAATTGAAAATTTTTGGGATACTAATATTCAAAAAAATCCACAAGCTAAAGAAAACTTGAGACTAAATAATAATGTATTATCTTTGGAAGATCTTATAGATATGTATAACAAAGGTATATACACAAGTCAAGAAGAATTTATTGAACAAATAAAACAATGTAATTTATAATAAGCTATGGCAAGATGTCCCAATAAAAACACACCGGAGTATAAAGCTTTACAAGAAGTTTATAAAAGTGAAATTGCAACAAATAATATTATTAATAGTTGGCAAGATGCAAACAATACAGATGTTATTCCTACTGTAGTTGAGGCACAACAGTTTGTTAAATATAATAAGGTTGCTTTTGCATTAAAACAAAAAAGTTTTGCTGAGAGTTTATTAAATAATTTAAGAGACCAAAAATTAATCCATAATGAATTTGGATTAAACTTAATCAATGTCTCTGATCCAAATGTATTTTATGCTAATAGAGTTGCTGATCCTGCAGTAGTAGAAAGTAACCGTGATAAAATTATTCAATATCTAAAGATAAACAATATTCCTTTAGAAGCTGTTTCAATTATACCAACTAAAAATACATATAGAATAGAAGTAAATCAAAATGTATTTACTCCTAAAGATATATTACCATCATCTAGATCATGGGATACACCAAGATCTAGAGCTGTTGTAATGCATTTAAAAAGAATGTTTCCACAAATACAAGTTAAAATGCTTAGTGTTGCTGACGCAGAAATTCTTTATAATTCATTACCTAAATGGCAAAAAAGTAAAGTCAATTTTAAAGAAGTAAATTCATTTTATGTTGACGGGATTGCTTACTTAGTTAAAGGAAGAGTAACAGATGAGACTGCTATTGAAGAAATGTTACACCCTTTTATTGATGCAATCAAAGTAGATAATATAGAACTGTTTAATAGTTTGTTAGCAGAAGCTAAGATTAATTTTCCTGAAATGGTTCAATCTATTACAGAAGCTTATGATGATAATAGAAACTTTACTCAATTAGAAAGAGATCTTGAAATAGTAACTCAAGCATTATCTAGACATTTCAATAAAGAATATGAAAATACTCCAACTAAAAAGTTTTTAGATAAAATTAAACAAGCACTGGAGTGGTTTGCAAATGTTATTAATAACTTAAATGAATATATTACAGGTAAACCTTTATCTGTAAAAGACATAAATAATAAAACTACATTTAGTGACATTGCTAAACTTTTAAATACTGAGGGAATACAGTTTAAACTTGAGAGTAAAGCAAATGGTAAAGTAAGATATTCACTGTCTCCTGAAAAACAAAAGATAGTAAACAAAGCATTGGATAAATCTAATAATATTCAACAAGAAATAATCAAAAAGTTATTTCATGTTGCTATTAGTTCAAAAGAAGAAATAGATTCATTATCTGCAAACTTAAGTGACACTGCTTCTGCTAATACAATTGTAGTTCTTAATAAAGAAGATCATACCTATGTAGATATTACTAATAGAGAAATTTATAAATCAGTTACTACAGCAATCAAAGGTCAACTTGCTAATGAAGAAGATGTTCAACTTAACTTAGCCATTGGTAATGACGTAGATGCTTTATTAGATGCAATTATATCAGAGCAATCATTTGAGGAAGTGTTTCCTAATATGAAAGTTTTAGATGAAGAACTAGCTGCAAAAATGTTTAACATGTTGGAAGAACAACTTACACAGTTAATTCCACAAGGTGCTGTTGGTATTTCTCAAGTAGTTGTGTTTGATGAAGCAACAAAGCTTGCTGGTACAGCTGACTTAGTTGTTATTGATAAGAATGGTAAAATTAGAATTGTAGATTTAAAGACAAGTAAAAATTCTATTTATGATAGAACTTTTGTTGACGCAGTAAAAAATAAAATACCAGGTAGAACTCAAGGTACTAAATATGAGTTAAAAGAATATGAATTAAAAGAAGATATGCCTGCTTTAGATGCAAAAGGAAAACCTATTTTAAATCCTGATGGTACACCAAAAATATTTCTTGGTAGTGATCTTAAAAAATTATATGGAGTTGATAAACTATCAACTATAGCTCAACATAATCTTCAAGTAAATCTTTACAGACGTATGTTTGAAAACATGGGTTATACTGTTTATGAAGGTGACGGTGGTGCTATTACATTTCATATACAAGTAGATATAACTGGTGTAGGAAAAGAACAAGTATTTAATGGTAATTTTAAATTAGATGGTAGAGTTGAACATCCACTATCTGAAAACTTATTATATGTTGATATGCTTGTCCCATCTGTAATGAATAATACAGAAAAAGAAAGTCTTGATAGAGCAATTGGTAATGCAGAAGATGCTATCTACCGTGGTGATCAAGATATAGAAGCATTAGAAAAAATTGCTGATACAATTGATGCTCAACAATATCCAGAGTATAATACTATTTTTGATGCACTACAAAACTATAGTATGGCTTTAGTAGAGCAAGATAAAGCATTGGATAGACTTAAGACTAATGTTTATAGAGATAAAACTAAAGAACAAACACGTGATGATATTGCAAGTACATTAGCTTACATTGCTAGCAATATTAATACAGGACCAATTGCTAGATCTCAAACTTACACTAACTTACTAAGAGCTTCTTTAAATCAAATGCAAAAATTTACTGCATATGTTTTAGATCCAGCTAATGTAAATAAACCTGAGTATATTACATATGCTTTAAACTTCAATAGATTCTTAAGTACATTTGAGGCTTTGTATTCCATTAAAGATTCTAAAGAACTTAATGCTACACAAAGAACATTGGTTCTTCAAATGCAACTTGAACAAAATAAACTTATTGGTACAAATAACAATGATGGTTTAATCAATGATGCAATTATTAATTATGTAAAAGAGGTAATTAGAACTAGATCAACTAATGATTGGGGTGGTCAAGGAAGTATGTTTACAGAAGATATGCTAGATGATCTTTTAATTATGGCTCCGGATATTGCAATGGATGCATTAAATGTGCAAGATATGGCTACTCAAAAAGATACCATACTTGCAGTAATGGATAAAATATATAAAAGCCAAAAACAAAAATTATTAGATAAAATAGCTGAAAGAGAAATTGCAATTAGAACTGCAGGTAATGAGTTACTAAAACTTTCAGGGAATAAAGATCTTCAAAGTCTTTATGATTTTATGTTAGAGTATGATAAAGATGGACAATTTACAGGGTTTTATACTCAAAAAATTGGACAACAATATTATGCTATGCAACAATCATTAAGAAGTCAACTTTATGATGATAATGGTAATCCCTATGAATACAGAGATGTAAGTAATCTAGATAAAGCAAAACCAGAAGATATTAAATACAATATTGAATTAGCTAAAAAGAAAGCTGCATTTAGCAAATTCTTTCAAGCTGAAGGATCAAATGATAAAGGAGAATTGATTGATGGTGAATATCATAGATATACTGATGAGTTTAAAAATGCTAGAGCTAGATATGAATTTTGGGTACCATCTAAAAATAAACAATACGGAACTTGGTATAGAAAGCCAAGAATCTCAGATAGAGATTATGCTATATATGAAGCTAAGTATTATAACTTTGGTACATACACTAAAGCATTAAGAACTAATGGTGAACCAACAGGTGCAATTGCAAAAGAGCAAGTATTACGTTCTCCAAAAGTTCAATATAGAGTAGCTAGAGAAATATCAGAATCTGGCCAAGATATGCGTAGTAAGAAGTATGCTGCATTAATGGATACCACTAAAACAGATGCATTAAGTATTGCTCAAAGAAACTTCTATAATTTATTTATTACTTATTATGAAACTGAATTATTAAACAAATTACCACAAGGTATTAAAGATCAAATGGCAGGACGTGTTCCTATTGTTAAAAATAATATTTTAGATACATTAAAAGATCAACCAAACATTGTAACTAAAATGTATGCTAATACTGTTAGATCTATTAAAAACTTTACACAAGAGACTGCAACACAAAAAAATGTTTTACTTGATGAGCAAGGTAATTTTGTTGACTCACTTCCTATATTTTATACAGGTAAATTAAGAGTAGATGAAGATCTTAAAAATGTTGAAACAGAAATAACAGCATTGCAAGACAAAAAGAAAAAAGGATTAATTGGACCGGAAGCATATAAAGCAGAATTGGCAATACTTAATGGTAAAGCTGCTCAACTTAGAAGTCAACCTTCATTAGGAGAACTTAACAAAGATATGACTAATGCTTTACTTAAGTTTAGTGCAATGGCTGAACACTATGAAGTAATGGGTGAAATTGAAGATACTCTTACTGCTATGGTAAAAGTTATTGAAAATAGAACTTATACTCCAGCAGATCCTTTAATAGTTACAGGAACAAGAGTTGACAATAAATTTAAAAAAGTAGGAACAATTAAAGGTTCTGATTCTAATGCTTTAAGAAGAGCTAAGAAATATATGTCAATGATTTACTATGACAATGAGCTTGCAACAAAAGGAATGATTGATAAACTTGCTGATGAGCTTATTGGTCTATCTTCATTATCTTATGTAGCATTTAACCCATTTGGTAACCTTAACAACTACGTTATGGGTAGAATCAATAATGGTATTGAAATGTTAGGTAGTAGATACTTTAGTAAACAAAATTATGCTAGAGCAACTAAAGAATATAATGTTCAAGGTATCCCTGGATTATTAAATAGAACAAGTGCTGCCTTAACTGATATTGCTGATATTGCTACATTAGGAAAAGCAGGATTAAAAAAATCAGATTATAATGCTGATAAACCTAACTCTAAATATGAGGCTTTTGTTGATATGTTTAGAATGATGGATAAAGCTACAGATATACGTGAAAATTCATCTGAGTTTGATAGCAAATCTATTTGGTCTAGATTTAAAGAATGGGGTTATGTAATACAAGATGCTGCTGAATATAATGTACAAAGTAAAGTTGGTATGGCCATGCTTATGGATGTTACAATTAAAAACAGTGCAACTGGAGAAACATTATCTCTTTATGATGCATTCCAATATAATGCAGAAACACATAAGAATGAATTAATACCTGGGTATGATACTATTGTAAATAAAAATGGTAGTGAGCAACCATACACTGATCAATTTAGATATGATTTAAGAAATCAAATCAGAGAGGTGAATAAACAAATTCACGGTAACTATGCTAAAGAAGATAGAATGGTTATTCAAGGTCACACTCTTGGTAACTTAGCAACACAATTTCACAAGTGGGTTGCACCTGCAATTAGAGCTAGATTTAGAAGAGAATACTTTGATCAAAATTTAGGATGGGTAGAAGGCCGTTATAGAACTTTCTTTAAATTTTTAAACCATGTTAAAGGTGAAATGGTCAGAGGTAATGTAAGTATTAATCCGGCTAAGTATAATGAAAGTTTTAAAGAAGCTTATGGATTTACAGGACAAGGTGGAAATTTAGATCAAAGAGCTGAAGATAAACTTAGAGGTTTTTATAGAACAACTGGTGAAATTGGTATTATGTTAAGTGTTTTCATATTAAATTCAATATTAGCCGGTGTATTAGCTAATGATGATGATGATGATGAATTAACAAAAAGATTAAAAAATGTTATAAGACTACAGGGAGATAGAACTTATAAAGAATTATTAACATTTACACCATTACCTGAAGGTTTAAAACAACAGTATGCATTGATGAAATCACCAATTGCAACTACCAGAACATTAGGTGAATTAGGTGAAGCTATATCATTAAGTTATATGACACCGTTAGCTTATTTATATCAAAGTGATGAGGAGTTTTATGCTAATACAGAATATGTATATCAAAATAAACCTAATAAAGGTCAATTAAAAGTATATAAAAACTGGGCGGATGTAGTTCCTATTTTATATTCTATACAAAAATGGGACAACATGATTAAAGCACAAGATTTCTACATTAAATAATTATATGCAAATACATATTATAATATAAATTTGACTATAATTATATGTAAAAACATATTATAGTATGTGAAAAAACCATCATTAAACCTTAAAAAAGGACTTAGTGATGGTTTTTCTATACATTAAATAAATTTATATATCCATATAATTCATCTTAGATTCATATACATGATAAGTTATTATTACAGGTGGTTTATTGTAATCTCTTAAATTATAATCATACATTTTTTCAAAAATAAAATCATCAGTACACATCATTTTAAATTGTTCATTAGTAAATATATAACCATTTATACCAGTAATTCTTTTTACAGGTATTTCTAATTTTTTTATTGTAGAATAAAATATTTTTTTTGATAAACCTGTTTTATCTGACATCATCTGGATGGTTAAAAGATTATTATCAGTTTTTACTTCTTTCATTTTTAAATTGTTTTATTAATTCTCTTTCATCTTCAAAAATGTATCTATATTTTACATCTTTATATTCTTCCATGATCCATGGATTTTCTAGCTTTCTCCAAAAGTTTTTATCATCTTTTGTTTCTACAGCTAAAATTATATGAGAATCATTGTATCCACATACAACTCCTTTATATTTATCATGCACTACTTGCATATTTTTATATTTTTCAAATATTTGTTTCATATTTTATATTTAATTATTATGCATATTTGCATAACTGATTGTAAAAAAAATAAAGCCAATTTCTATACCACTAACTAGACGGTATTCATCATCTTCACATAGCACATCACAGTTTATAAACTTAATGCCAAATAATGGTTCTGCTGGTAGAATTTCTACATTGAACCTGTTTCTAAAAATTAAAGGGTTGATTTTATTCATAATGAATTTTAATTTAAAAGGTTGATTAATAAAATTATTTTTGTATATTATAAGTGTATAGTTCAGGGAATAACTTGACAAATATAATATATATATATTTATAATGAAGACCAGAATAATTAATATTTTCAGTTATTATGATACTGAACCAATGGAAATACTTATTGGTTTAATATGGTTTATAATGCTACCAGTTATATGGTGCTTTGAATTTTCTTGTAATTTATTTATCATAATCCCAAGTATTTTATTGGGTTTAACTATGATTAAAGCAACTTGTTCTCATCCAATTAAAGTAAGAAAAACTTTAGCTTACGGGTCATTTATTTTTTCCATTTTTATAATTTTAGCATTTACATTTAAAGATGTAATGCATAATCCTACGCATTGGTTATGGTTTTTACCATCAATTATATCTTTTTTAAATCTGACATCAATGACATCAAAATTTTATAGAAAACAAAAACAAAGTAGTAATGACATCATATGATAATGTAACAACCGTATTGGTCACAATGATGACCGTTCTGTTCTCTGCAGGAGCATGGAAATTTTATGAAAAAAGAATAAAGCTAAAAACTGAGTTAGAACGGGAAGATAGAACTGATCAGAATATGTATAGAGATGATTTAAGAGATAGAGTCAGAAGACTTGAGCAACTATTAACAGATAGTGCATTAGAAAAAGATGAAATGAGAGATCAAATTCTTTCACTCACAAAAGAGGTAAGTGCGCTGCATGTAAAGGTTGAATATTTAGAAAAAGAAAATCAAAGACTTAAGAATATTTAAGTAAAAATCATATATTTGTCTATATAAATTAGAATTTGTATATTATATATAAGTAATACTAACTAAAATTAAAACTATGTTTAAAAAATTATTACACGCAATATGGACTTTTTCATTAGAAAAAACATGGAATTGGATCTGGTCTAAAACCAAAGTTGATGAAAAAGCAATTGAAGTAATTGATGAAATTCAAGTAAGAAGTGTATTGGTTAAAGCAGAACTTAAAGATGTAGTAGATGCAGCTAAAGGTGTTCACACTAAACCTAAAAAAAAATATTACAAGCCAAAACCAAAAGCAGATAACAAAAAATAATTATGGTTGATTTATATAAATTATATAAGTTTTTTAAAGAACAATGGTTAAGTGGTATATTAATTATAGTTTGGTTAATATCTGCACTTGTATATCAATATAAAAAAAATGAGCTCCTTAATAAAGCATATATACTAGAAGCTAAAGTTAAAGAGTTAGAAAAAAAAGCAAATACTGAATTAAAAAATGTAGATAGTTTAAAAACTATTGATACACTTATAGTAACTAGAATTAAAATAATTAAACAAAAAGAATATGAAGAAATACGTATTATTGATTCTCTTCCTGTTAGTGGGCTTCAAAGCTATTTCACAAAACGCTATCCAAAGTAAAGATTCTGTTGTTATTCTTTCTGAAAAACAAGCTAGAGCAGTTGCTGCTGATTTAGTAAGATATGAGCATTTAAAAAATATTTCAAAAGAACAAGAAAAAAGAATTGTAAACTTTGAAAAAACCATTATAAAATTAGAAAACATAATAAGTATAAAAGACAGTATCATATTTTACCAAAAAGATTATATTGATGCACAAAATAAAGTCTTAAACATAAAACCTAAACCACAATTACATGGTTATTTTGGAGTACAAAGTGCAGGTTTTACAGTTAATACACCTTTACTTTCTGGAAGATTACTTTTAGAATATAAAAAAGTAAATTATGGTATTCAATATATAGGAATACCAAGAGTTAATAATCAATATGGACTATTTGTAGAATATAAATTGTTTTAAATTAATGGCAGCAAAAACACAAACAACAACGTTAAAGACTACGGTAAAAGTAAAAAGACCTGGTGTACATGCTAAGACAAAAACATCTAAGATTAAGACATCAAAGTTATATAAAAAAAAATATAAAGGACAAGGTAAATAATATGGAAAATTATGAATTAACAATAGAATTTCACTGGCCTAATGATAGATTTGCATTAGGATGGGAGCATATAGACCCTGATGAAACTTTTGAGTATAGTACTTCAAAGTTATATCTTTTATTTATTACAATTACAATAGATTATTAAAAATTAAAACTATGAAAGCTCAAGGTTTACAACAAGGTAAAATATCTAAACAAAAAATAAAACTTTTGTGTAGAGAGGGAGGAGAATTAGATGATGCTATGTATGCATCTATAATTGAAAAAATGAGAAAAGGTGGTGATGCTATGAGATATGCAAAAAGTGCTGATGGTACAACAAAAAAACAAGCATATAAAATGGGTGGTTGGATTGATGAATATGGAAACTCAAATAAGAAAAAATTTAAAGGGGGTGGAGTACCTACATCATTTATATACTCAGGTCCATCTAAAAAATAAAAGATATGAATATTTTAACTGACGTATTAAGTTTAATAAGACGCGGGGTTTTCACTAAGGTGGCAAACCCTGAAGATGTTATTATACTTGGTGTAAATGAACAACCTGAAATGACTGGTGTTGCTTCACCAATACCGTATAAATCTATTAAGCTTATTAAAGTTAAAGATCTTAAGATTGCACCTGCATTTTGTGATAATGAAAATACTCCAGTTACACCGGCAGCAGGAACAGGTCAAGTATTTAAAGAACAAATTATTGATCCAGTAACTAATGTTTGTACAAATTATTTTAGATCTTTAAAGTCATTAAGTACTAACTTAACTATTAATGAATCAATAGATGATGACTATATTGAATTTACTACTACAGGTGAACCTAATCTAGCAAGTAATCTTGGTACAGGTGAAGGTTTATATGCTAATAAAACTGGTGAGACACTTAACTTTAAATCATTAAAAGGAACAGGTGTATCATTAACTCAATCAGCAACTGAAGTCACTTTAAATCATGCTACAAAAGTTATACTAACTGCACCTAATGGTGGATTATGGCAAATTACTGTAGCTAATAACGGAACTCTTCAAACAGTATCAGTAGGATAAAATGGAAAATGTAAAAAAAACAAGTTGGATTAAAGGTTTACTTCAAGATGAAAGAGGCATTCCATCATCAAAAAGATTTGTTGGTATTATAGCAGGTCTTGTTTTATCTTTTACACTTATTGTAAATCAGTTTACTCCAAAGTTAACGGATCCATCTCCTGTATTAGTTAATGCAGTTGCAATGTTAGCATTTGGATGTTTAGGATTAGCATCTATAGATAAAATTTGGGGTAAAAAAAATACAGAAAGTTAAACCAATAAAAATGAACATTATGATTAGTAAAGAAAACAAAGCAGAAGAACGCAAATGGCAAATTCAATCTGCATTAAGTACTCTACAAAGAGCTGAAGAAATCAAAAATGATGCATCTTTAATGAAGGATGTTAAAAAAGCTGCTAGTATGGAAGCTAAAAGATTACAAACATTAGCTAATGGTGGAAGTGTAATGTCAACACCAAGAAAAGCACCTGTTAAAAAAGTAATAACTAAAAAAAAATAATACAAAATGGGAACTCCTAAAAAAGGCATTTCTTTTCCTGAACAAGGTAGAGTATATCAAAGAGAAACAACAAACGGATATTATGATCCTACATCTATACCTGCGGCAATTCAACAAAAAAAGAATCAAGCCAAAGTATTAAGAAGCATTAAGAAAGCAAAAGATGGAATTAACATTCCAAGATCAAGTACAAGAGCAAAAGAACCTGTTCAATCAGCTGCTTTTAAAAGCGGTAAGTGCGGATATAAAAAATAAATAATATGGCAACTATAGTAGCACAAAAAATATTACAGTCAGGATTAATTCCTACTTACTCTGCAGCATCAGCTGGTGGAGATAAACTTATTAATACAGGGATACAATATTTCCATGTTAAAAATGCTAGTGGTGCTACTATAACTGCAAGTGTAGTTCCAGTAGTAACAGTATACATAGATCCTGTATTAGGAAGATTAGTAAAAGAAACTGCAACGTTAACATTACCTGCAGGTCAATCAGGATTTTTAGGTCCGTTTGAAACAGGTGCCTTTAATGATACGCAAGGGTATATTACAATAACATGTTCAGCTACTCCTTCAGTTACTGTAGCTGCACTTTATATATAAATATTATGAGCATTTTTATACAAGAAGTATTAGGTTTACTAAAAAGAAATCAAAAAAAAGTAACTTTAGATAAATCTAAAGATTGGTTTGAATTTGGTAAACTATATCAAAGTAGTAGTTTAAATAATAAATCTAGTTATACTCCTAAAATGGACCCTTTTGTAATTAAATGGGGTGATTTTATTTGTCAAGCTACTGAAGATATGACTAGAACATTACCCGGTGAAGGTAAACTTGGCTATGTTCCTGTATATACAGATCCATCTGGTAGTTGTAATTGGGATACATTAAAAGATTCTATTATTACACAGAATGCACTTAATACTATTATTAATATTGCAGGTTCATTAGTTGTAGAAGGAGATGCTGCAATTAATGGTGGTGACTTAACTTCAACTGCTAGTAACTTTAATCTTTTACACCAATCTACAAATATAAATTTTGGGTTTAATTCACAAACTATACTTATAGGTGGTCTAAGTGCTACAAGTGTTGTATCAATAAATGGTACACAAGATAGTACTTCATGTACAACCGGTGCATTCAGAGTTAATGGTGGTGTTGGAATTGCTAAAAATTTACATGTTTGTGGTGATACTTATTTAAATGGAAGTGTTATTTTAGGTAATGCACAAGCAGATCAAATTTATTTAAAGGGAACATTATTAGATAATAATGATAATAGTGCAGCAGTTAATCAAGCATTAGTTGGTACAGGCGGTGGTGTAGCTATTTGGAAAAACATTGCTCTTGTTGGTGAAGTATGTACTGTAAATAGCATTCCATTATGGACTCCAAATTCAAGTACATTAGGTTGTTCTCTTATTTATCAAAATGGAAATAACTCAACACCAGCTACTAAAATATTTATTAAAGGTGGTTTGGCTAGTGAAAGATGTCAAGTTAGAACAACTACTGATATTGCATTAGGAGATGGAAATTATGCAGGTGGAGATGCTTCTGCCGCATTTAACTTTAGATCTTTAGCTTTAGGTAATGATTCATTTGCAGCAGGTCACAGAGCTTATGCTGGAGGGCACGGTTCACTTGCTGCTGGATATAATTGTGGAGCAGGTAACCATGGTTTTGGATTATTTAATACTACAGTTAATTCTACAACATTAGTTATAAATGTTCTTAGTGGAACAATTGCTGTTGGTAACTATATAATACCTAATATTGAACTTTATGTTGTAGATCCATCAACCAGATATGAAATTTTAACTCTTTCTGGGACAGGAGGTATAGGATTAAATACAATTACCATAGCAACTGCTATTTCAGTAAATAGTGGTGAAGCTGTTGCAATAGAAGAAGCTGTTCCAGAAAGAGGAGATAATCAAAGTGCAATTGCACTTGGTTTTGCAGCTGCTTGTAAAGGAGAAGGTGCAATTGCTATAGGTAGATTATCTAAAACAGATGTACCTAATCAAATTGCTATTGGTAGTTCTTCTACTACAGTAAAATTGGATGGTACTATTCAAGATGATACACAAAATAAAGTCCTTGTTATAGATACAGATAATGTTGTTAGATGGAGAAGTGCATCTTCAATTGGTGGTGGAAGTGGTAATCAACCTAAAATATTTGTGGGATTAATCAGTCAATCAGGTGGATCAGCACCAACAATACAAGTAATACAAAATACTTTTACTGGAACAACAATTTCTTTTTCTTATGTAGATGTAGGATTATATCATTTAAATTTTAATAATGGTGTTTTAACTAATAATTTGACAGCAGTATATATTACACCAGATGTAAATCCAGGTAAACCTTATTGTGCTTCTGTTGAAAGATTAGATCCTGAAAGAGTAGTTATTAATACTTTTGATACAACTGGACAAAGTATTAACGCTGCTTTAGATAAAGCAACAATAAAAATTGAAGTATATCCCTAATATTTAAAAATAATTAAAATGAAAAAATATCAAATAGGCGGAAGCACTGAATCAAGAACAAGTGATGAATTAAATCCTTATAAAATTAAAACTCCAATTGCACCTAATCCTGGATTTATTCCATCTGGTGCAATGAGTCAAATGAAAAAAGGTGGACAAATGAAATCTAAAAAGTGTTAATTTAAATATACTTAAAATGAAAACAGCTGCATGGACACGCAAAGAAGGTAAAGATCCTAAAGGAGGATTAAATGCTAAAGGTGTTGCTTCTTATAGAAAAGAAAATCCAGGAAGTAAATTACAAACTGCTGTAACTAAGAAGCCATCTGAATTAAAACCCGGTAGTAAAGATGCAAAAAGACGTAAATCTTTTTGTGCTAGATCTGCAGGTCAAATGGATAAATTTCCAAAAGCCGCTAAAGATCCAAATAGTAGATTAAGATTAGCAAGGAAAAAATGGAATTGTTGATATGGCATCAGTTAAAATAAAAGCAAATTGTTATTATTGTGATAAAGAATTTGAAAGAGGTAAGTATGATATAAATAGAACTCTTAAAAATTCTGGAGCTGTGTTTTGCAGTATAACCTGTGGAAAGCAATACAAAAACAAAAAAATATTAGAACAAGGATTTTCAGAAAATAAAGTTTGTACTAAATGTAATATAGAAAAACCCAGAACATTTGAGTTTTTTTCTAAACATTTTAAAACATTAGACCAATTTGATAGTTGGTGTAAACCGTGTAGGTCTACTTATAGAAATGAACTTAGAAGAGGTCTTTATAGAGATATGATTTCTGATAATGAATTAGTTGATTTATTGAAAACTAAAAGTTGTACAATATGTGGTTCAAAAGAAAAATTAGTAGTAGATCATTGTCATAAAGGAAATTTTGTTAGAGGAATGTTATGTAATCATTGTAACAGAGGATTAGGACATTTTAGAGATGACCCAATGTTATTAGAATTTGCAAAAATATATATTCAACGTTTTAGTGAAAATAAAGAGGATAAAAATGAATATACACAATATATGAAAAATTATTCATAAATTAAAATGGAACTGTTAATGTATATTATTATACACAAAACAACTAATTTTGTACATTATATAACACATTATAAGTAGCGGAAACTACTAAAAAAAGTGAGTTTTAGCTAAGTATAATACAAAATGTGTTATACAAATTGTATAATTTTAATATAAATGTACCTGAGTTGCTTACCATAAGAACAGCACTCAGGTCTTTTTTTTGCTCTGATAAACTACAAAGCAATCACTCTTTCTTTCATCTCTAACAGCTACTACAACTCCATCCTCAAATGTAGTTATATAACAATATTGAGTATTATCTTTGGAAATTCTTCCTAGACTAATAACATTTCCCACATACAATAGTGCTGCTGCAGGATCTATGTCATCTCTGACATCTATAATAATTCTACTCATTTGCTTTTCTTATTAAATAATGCCATAACCAAATTATTCTAGGTCTTATAAATTCATAAGCTGCCCATATTAATATGTACTTCATTCTTCTTTATTTATTTTTAAACAATAATCAGGGATATAGTATCCAACAACATATCCACAGTCAAACTTCTCACGGTATGTACCATACTCAATTGTCTCCTCTATATCTCCATCTCTAAGAACTGTATCTCCTGGATACAAGTCATTACCTTCTCTGTCTTTTCCTACTGATTTCATAATCCTTTTTCTTTTTTGAACATTTCTATTAATTCTTTTGGAGTGAATTTACTGTTTAAGTTATCAACTTGTTCTATCATAAAGTGATACCAATTAGCGAAATTAATAGCAAATTCATCTGCTATTGTTTCACAGTATTTAGCATTTTCTTTGTAATCATTATAACCATCTTCAAATTTTTCTCTTAATGTCATAGTTCTTTTTTTTTAAATTTTTTGTAAATGCATATTACTTATTTCTTTATGAAGTCTTATAACTTCTTTTTTTAATTTTGTTTTTGATTCTTCTTTGTGTTCTAATTCATAAATATAAGATTTTAGTTTACCATTCTCAATTTCTAAACTTGATATCTTATTGAAAAGATATGTTACAAGTTCATCTTTTGAGTAGTCCCTTCTTAACTTAATTAGTACATTATTAAGATAATTTGTCATTTATTTCAAAAATATTTTAAGAGTTTTACCATCATCTTGGTACTGTAGTTCTACATCTTTAGCGTTGTAGTTTGTATATGCTCTACCATTATGCGGTGGAGAATGTTGTATTACTTCTAATCTTGTTACTTTAGGAAGAATAAAAGTTGTTTCTAAACCTCTTGGTTTACATTTATCACAATATAAGTCTTCTGTTAATCCTGTAGATATAATTACACTACAATTATGACACAAAGTTGCACCTGCACCATTATTAAATTTGTGTATAGGTTTCATTTATTTTTAATTATATATTTATTATTCCATGTTGATAGTTTAGTTTTAGCATTCTTCCATGGCCATGTCATTCTTGCTTTATGCAAGTTTTTATCTGAATAGTTTTTCCACCACAGTACCATTTCCCAATATCTATCATCATCACCATCTGGCGCATGCCAATGTATTACAAATTGCCAATGAAAAAAGAATATATAAAATGCAGGAGCCCATTCAAATCTAGGTGAATCATATTTGTCTTTCCAACCTAATTCATTTCTTTTAATACACCAAGGCCAACCTATTTCAATCCAATAATAATTACCAAAAATTGGTACTATCCAATCTTTAGCACGCCTAACCACAGGCATATTTTTAAATTTTTCCCTATTGCGGTAATGAGGATAATCTAAAATTTCTTTTTCTAACTCTTGTTGAGTTTTGGGTATTAATCTACGGACACTAATTATATTCTTATTAAAGCCTCTAGGCCAGAAATACGGTGTGCCATAGACTATTTTTCCTAAGTAGTACTTTTTTACAGGTGGTACAAATACACCTTTTAAATCACTTATTTTCATATCCTATAATATTTTGTTCCCACCATTTTTTAAATTTAGATAACTTAAATAACTGTATTACAAATTTATCTAAAATTATTAAAAATAAAGAGATTAATGATCCAGTAATCAATAAAATAATAAGCATTATCATCTTTTTAATTTATTTTATTTTTTAATGCATGAAAAGCAGTTAAAACATTATTCCAGTATTCATAAAGATTTAAATCAAAAATTACTAAATATAAGCATTGTAATATATGTTTTTCTCCATCAAACTCTCCAAGTCTGATAAAAATTTGTTGGGCTTTTTCTTCTGTTGTTACACTCATTTTTTTAAAAAGTAAAAGGGATAATTTTACTTATCCCTTATTAGTTTACCTATATAATTATTTTGGATCATTTGTTATGCACAAATAAAAGCATATAAAAGCAAATATAACTGCTAACAAAATCCACATAATTAATCTTTCATTAAATATACATCTTGCACTAATCTAGATTGTGTAATATCTTCATCTATCTCAATAGCATTTTCATTCCATTCTTCCATGGTAATATCCAAATCTTTATCTTGAGTTGTATCAAACTTAGACAAATCTAATGTATCATTTATTGTGATATTCATTTTTGATAAAACTTTAGCCGTCATAAAGTCATGAAAATTTTGGCTATCAGATAACCAATCTCTTGGATGAGCTTTTTTCAACGCATGTGTAACATGATTATAAAATGTCCAAGCATTTTCTTGATCACATTCATAATCATATGTTGGTTTTTCTAATTCAGCTTTAACACAAGACATTTGAGCAGCGTCTAGTATATCTTCATTGATATAAAGTCTTCCTGCAATCTCAGCTTGTTCCTGTAATGATAACTCAGTATTTCTCATTGCATCTCTATCATTAAGGATACGTTTGTAATACTTCTCACCATTCTTGATTTGATTAGAAATTTGCATTCTAATATCATGATCAGCAGATCCAGTATGCTTTCTTCTAAAGTTCATCATGTCACCAGCTACCATACCATTATGGCAAACCATAACATAAGCTCCTATTGCGCATTGAAAACGTGTACTCTTATCATAAGAGTTTGTCCAGGCAAACATCATCCCTAACTCTTTTTCCTCTATAATAGTAGGATCAACAGTGTTGATTGGTAAGATATGATATATGCCTTGTGCTACATTGGCATTCATATTTGCTCTATATAATTCTTTTTGAATAACAAAACCACTATCTGTTAGTAGTTGTATTGTGTTATCTATCACTTGTTTATGTGATATAACTGTATAACTTTTACCATGATTTGGTAAAGGTGCATTTTCTAGGTAATTCCTAGTGGTTTCTTTTGGTTTATTATAACCCATAGTATTAAACTTTTAAAGTGTAAATGTACAAAAAATGTTTAGATAAATAAAATATAAACTTTAATTATTTAAGTTAATTTTATTATTATATAATTCTTTATAATATTCTTCCAACATTGGTATAGGTATTCTATAATAGTTAGCATCATTAGGGATAGCAACTTCACCTGAATCATAATAATTAAATGCAGGATGATAATCAGGATTTTCTTTAAACCAAATAGCAGATGCTTTTTTAATTTTAGAATACCATTCTTTTTTTCTTTCTTCTGTCATTATATAAACTTTAATTATTTTCCGTATATATAATCTAATATTTCTCCAACTAAACCACTTCTATGATTAGCTTGTAATTTGATCCATTTTATACCTTCAATATTTTTAGAAAGCTCTATAGCAAAATCTAATCCTGTATAAGACTCATTTGTATCTCTTTGAGAACTATCACCATTAATAACTATTTTACCTGTAGTACCAAGTCTAGTTAATATAGCTTCCATTTCTCCTTTAGTTAAGTTTTGAGCTTCTTCTACAACAAGAATATCATCTATAGTTTTACCTCTAATAAACTGTATAGGAAGAGCTTGTATTTTTCCATTCTTTACAAATTCATCTACTTTAAGTTTATCTGTACATTTATACAAATTCTCAAGCAATGCTTCCATATATGGATTAAACTTCTCTTTTAGATCTCCAGGTAGAAATCCTAATGATTTACCTACCTCAATAGCACTTCTAGCAACTAATACTTTTTCACATTGTTTAGTATTTAAGAAATCTAATGCTGTAATAGCCCCAACTAATGATTTACCACTTCCCGCTCTTCCTGTAATGATAACAATTTGATTATCTATTATTAATTGTTTAGCTTGTTTTTGTTCATCATTAAGCACTACATTATACTTAATTTCACTTTTTCTAGCTCTGTTAGGTTCTTTCATTACTTATCTTTTACAAATTGACCATCAATCATCTTACCTGTACGTTTAGCAATTACATTGTATGCTGACTCAAGACATTCTTCTAAAGATAAACCTTGCATTTTACATTGAATAATTAATGTAACTACAATATCTCCAATAGCATCAATGATCTCAGGTCTATCATTCTTGTTGATTGCTGTACATAATTCTGTACATTCTTCTAATGTTTTTAGTGCTTGAGCCATTGGTGTAGCTTTTTCTAAAATTCCTTTGTCTGCAGCCCATTGTTCTACAACGGCTTCTAATTCAAAATAGTCCATATTATTATAATTTAAATGATTTAATTGTGTGTTTAAAAGGGTTTCCTTCAATATTTTTAACTAATTCTAGCATTTGTTGTGCTAATTCCCTAACTTCTAATTGTGAATGTTCTGAGTTTCTCAATCCTTGAAAATGTGCAAAGCTTCTCCAGTTAAACATTACATCCATAGTAATTTGACTATTCATAGTTTTAAAAAATCTAGCAGATTCTTTAGCTCTTTTTCTTCCTAATATTGGTGATAAATCTTCTAGACATTTATGATATAACCCATTAGAAGCTGTTGAATGTGCTTTTATCACATCTGTCCAATATGTTAATATTCCATTTTCTGTAGAAGATTCATGACCCATTTTCCAATCTTCAGGAATATACGTTTTATCTTCTTTTAACTCTTTGTATCTAGCAGACTCACCATTAATACTTACACCAATACGGTGTTTAAGTAAATGAATGTGTGTAGCTTGATCAACATTAACTAAAAAATGTAAAGAGCTTTTTTCAAATGGTGTATGATGACCTTCTGTAGCTAGCATCTCTAATAAATTAGGTATTCTTATCTCTTTTTCAGGTGTAATATCTCTGGATGTTGATGTCCAAGCTGAACTAGCATGAATTTTATCATCTCCATAGTAACCAATTAATTCTACTGTGTTAGACATTGTTCTTTTTTTGTATTAAATAATAAATTTCTTCCCAAGTTTTGGGTAATCCCATTAAACACTTGTCATCTATATAGATATCTGCAGAAATCTTTCTACAGTCTTGTTTATATAGTTTGATAAGTTCAGGGCAATTGCTGTTTATATAGTGGTATTTGATACCATGGTCTTCTAAAAAATCTTGTGCCATTCCTTCATACTTGCCAGTTCTGCAAGTATTAATGATTATAGTGTGTCCTTCATTATAGAGAAGATTAATGTATATATCTGCATCTTTTCTTAATGCACCTACTTCAGGCCAAGATAACTCAGCTATTGTGCCATCAAAGTCAACACTAAGTATAAGTTTTTTATTCATATTATTTAATTATTATTACTTCTGCTTGTGTTTCAAGCCAAACATGTGCTCCACAACTTAATGGTTTGTCTGGACTATATACCACCTTACTAGGACCTAGCACCTCAACTTCATGAGCATATCTATTATCTTTGTAAGTCTTAACAGTTAGAACAGGATCTTCTACACCATTCTTTTTGTTACTCTTAATTACATGTTGATTCACATGAATTATTGTTTTCATCCATTTTTATTTTTAAAATTTGATTAGTTAAATATTCTAATGAATATGCATAAGCTTCTTCTGATTCATAACAAAAATCTATTCCTATTTTCTTAAATAAGAACACAATAGCATGAAAAGCTTCATGAGCTACAATACCTGGATCATTTATATCATCTTTAAATCTTATAAGAATAGATCCAGTTCTAAGTTTATGTGTAGTGGCTATAGATTTTTGATTAGCCATATGTTTATCAAAATCTTTTCTAGATATGTTTTCTTTGATTGCTTCATAAAGATCCTCATCTGTTTGTTCAATGGACACAACTATATCATGTCCAAATACTTCTAATGGTATTATTTTAAATACGTTCATGATTAATATATTTGTAATTTTAAATCATCTGTTACCATATACTGACAATTTGTTTCTCTTATTCCTTTTTCTTCACAATAAGCACTTTCAAAGAAATCTTCTGCATTATCATATATATTTTCATCATAAGGAAATATAAAAACTTCTGCTGTACTAAAATCTAATATTATTATTTTCTTCATAGTTGATTGTTATTGCGTTAGTCATCTATTGTTATATTATTGGTTATACGATGTTCAAATTCATCCATTAAAATATTCTCCATCCATATTTCAATTTTTCCAGCCATATCTCTAAGAATATTAGCTATATGTTTATTTGACATATCTGCTACAGATTTGTATGATAATGGTGATTTACCATCTTTACCTCTATTACCCCAATGTGCAGATACTCTGTTCATTTCATGATCATCTGATAGATATACAGTAAGACTAGTATCAACTAAATCAAGATTTAATCCTCCATAGCGTTGATAATTTGTACCACCATCTACCATTGTTTCATTAGTACATCCACATGTTTTATAATCATGTCTATGATATGATGTTAGCACTTCTCCACATTCTCTACACTGTACTCTATTGAGTATTATTTGTTTTGTTTCACTCATGATTAATCTATTTTAATTCTAAAGCCCCATTTTGATGCAGCCATATATGTGTCAAAATAACAATCTTGCCAATAATATATTTTTTGTCTTGCTATACTATCCCAAAATCCTTCTCTGGTTGTTCTAACCATTGTCCATCTACTTATAAAATTTTTTATCATATTTCTATTAATTTTAAACCATAACATTTATCTTTTATTTTTAAAGTAAAACAATCATATTCAGGTATATTTTTCATCATTGGATCTGCTTGAGTAAAGCCTATATCTTCATATTCTTTCCCATAAATTTTAAATTTTGAATATGGAGGAACTTCTATAAGTTCAAACTCTTTTCCTTTAAATATTAATTTATCCATTGGGTTTCTTCTTTTTTTTCTTTTTTTTGTCTTCAAAAACAAGAGGTTTAATAGCTGCTTTTTTATAAGTTCTTTGCCAATTAAATACTTGAGAGTTTTCATCACAAGGTATTATTTTTATAGGTTTATTTTTCATGTTTTCATCTATCATGTAATTTAACCTTTTTAAATTTCTTTGTGCTTTAGGACTTAACATAACTTATCTACTACATTCAACAAATGATTCTGGATACTCTTTTAATGCTTCAAGGTATTTCTCTATAAAAGGAACAAAGTGCTTATATAACCCCCATCCATTTGGTGAATCAAAGGTTTTATAATGTGCCGGTCTGGCTATCATATCTTCTAAACCCTTTTCAATAACAGGGATTATTTCATATCCTCTTACTGGATTCTCTTCTTCAAACTTATATTCAGCTTGATAATCATCTTCAGGAATATTATATCCTTCTTTTAATAGATAAGGTCTCCACAGTGCTTCATATATTCCAGCTTCTTTAGCCATCTTCCCAAGATTATGGGTTATGTTTGAACTATACAAAGCTTCTCTTTGTGGTTCTAATGTTTTACCACCATCATAACTTACGTGATAATTTCTATATAATGTTACGTCTAAACTCATATCAATTCTTCATTAACTAAAATTTCTCTAACTTTTTTTACAAGTTCTTCCATAGTGCCATCATTGATGATTTCATAATCAAACTTAGCATCATCAAGAGCTGTTTCACTAGGGTGAACATCTTTAGTAATAACTTTACCATTAACCATAAAAGAAGGTCTTGTTACTCTAATAGTAATACCATGTTTTTTTTCAACAGCTTCCATTTCATTAGGAAACCTCATATCTGTAATAATCCAGTTAGGATATTCTTTGTTAAGAGAAACTTCATCTTCTTCAATAGCATCTCCCGTAGCAACCCATTTTGCTTTATAATCAGCAAATAAAGCATTCACCCATACATTTGTATGCAATCCATCACGCATTGCTTCTGTACCAAGTTTTTGAAGAAACTCCCTTACAGTCATTAATGTATTAAACTGAATGTCAGCAAATGGTGGTATTGAATTAAGTGGTATGTTTTGTACTGTTCCCCATTCAGAATCCAAATAATTTTTTTTAAATTCTTGGTCTTCAAACTTTTCTACACGAATACCTGTAAGTATTGAAGCAATTTGTTTTAGTTTGCCTGCAAACTTTTTAATTTCAGAAGATTGGTTTTTGTTTGTTAAAAGCAATCCCTGAATAATTGTACCAATAGTATCTTTTCCAACACCTATTTTTCCTGAAATCCCAATTAAAGCCATATGTAACCTCCTGCTGTTTTTGCTCTACCTGTAAGAGCGTTACTAATTGATTTTATTCCTGTTTTTAAAACCGCCTCTGTTATAGAGGGATATTCTTTTACTAATTCCATATTTTTATTATATTGTTTAATAATTCTTTTTTTGTTAGACTCTTTTCCTTTTAAACTATTACTTATTTTAATTTTAGTAGTTTGTGATAAGAATTGTCCTTTTTTACTAGTACTATATCCTTTTGATCCTTTATTCCAAGGAATAAATCCTGGTTTAAATTGATTTTTTATAGAATTTTCAGTTTTACCTACATTACCTTTTAATATTTTAGGTTTAGCTTTTCCATAATTCCAAGGTTTTTGTCCTTTTTTAAAAGATGTTTGATTACCTACAGTTAAACCATCTCCACCAGAAGTATGATTAACAAGATCAAATCCCCATTGTCTAAATTGCTCTATCCAAAACTTCTCCCAATATTTCCATTCTGATTCTTCTATTTCATCAAGAATGTTCATTACAGGTTTTAAACCTTGGTTTCTTAAACTATTTATCCAATTTCTTTTATGAGAATATTGATTATGTAATCTATTACAATGATTATGAAATCTTTCTTTTGGATTTTTAGTCTTACCTATATATCTAACTTCTTTGGTTACAGGGTGTTCTAATGTATAAATGTATACTTTCATAATATTTTTTTACAAAAGTATACATTATATATTTAATGTGCAAACTTACCAGATCCCATACGGCCTGATATTCCTATAATCATAATGATGGTTTTTTAAATTTTGGACTACAACCTAATAATATACCTATTGATACAGCTTCTTTACGCCATTTAGGTAACTTAGATTCCTTTAAATGTCTATTGACAATTTCATTATATAGTGATTCATCAATTTGATAATCATTGTATGGAATTATTTTTTGTCCCTGTTCATTTAATTCAGCAGATTCAACTAAGTAATTCCAACTTACAGATGGTTCTGACGCAGCATACAATTCTGTATATATGCTGGTCATAACATCATTTATTTTTTTTTCTAATGCGTTAGTCATAATTTAGAATAATCTTAATTGATTTGATGATACAGTCAAGATGCTATTTATTTCATTTTCTATAGCTTGTAGATAATAACCTTTATCAATATTGTATGAGTCCCATTTAGGTTCCATCTTCATTTTATTAAAGATTGCTTGTATCCATTTTCCTGCTTCTAACTGTATTTCTCTTTTATCAACACGGTTAACTTTTATAATTTTAACTCCACTTTTAGATATATAATACCTATTAATTTTTTGAAGATCATCTTCTACAAAAACACCTTGTTTAATAGATCTGGCCACACACTTCCAATCACCATTTGATTTACTACCAATACAATAATCAAGTATGTTTTTATTTTGTTCTAAGTATTCTTCAGGAAGAACATTATGTACAAAATACTGATGTATTGCTTTAGGTATAACTAACTTGGATTTATTTTTGTGTAATTGCAAATTATGAAAATCAAATCTACCTTTAAGTTTGACTGCAGCATAACTAAACTTATCATTCTCTACTTTAAATAAATAATGTGGTTCTGATTGTTTAATTTCTCTCCATTTGGTAATGTCAACTTCTTTATAGTTATTGACACCAATGTAATTGTTTACATCTCCTAATACTAACTTTTGATATTGATCATGTTCCAAAGACAAATTTGTAGTTTCTTCCCATTCTTTACAAATAAGCATATACTCATCATAATATTTTCTAGGTATTATTGTTTCAACACCATCTGTATTATGTAATAATGCTATTGCACCAGGGATTCTTTCCATGATTTGTTCATAAAGCATCATCAAAGTAAGTTGACCATTAATTGTAATTTTCATACATAACTCAGGATCATAAAAGAAGCTATTTTCATCATTGCTAAGACCAAAAGTTGAGTTAAGTATAATCTTGTATACATAGTTCATTGGATTGCTCTTAGGGATCTTCTTACGTTCTTCAAAGAACCATTCATATTGATCACAAAATGCATCAACAGGGAAATGTCCCGGAGACCATCTATTTCTGATTGCAAGATTAGGATAAAAACTGGTAACATCTGAAGACATTATAATCATATCTTCATTGCTTTCATAAACACCTTTTTTTCTTGCACCATGCACACCACCTAAACCAAAGTCAGTTTTAACATCTTTATAGTTTAAACTATATTTAAAACTACCTTTTAAGTTTCTTCCATTTACCTCCAATGCTTTAAATCTTTGCAATAAAGTATCAAACTCACTAGAAGTAAATCTAATGTAAGGTAATATAATATCTTTGATTTTAATTATATCTCTATGAGTTCTTAAATCCTTTAATTCTTTTTTAGGAATATTTAGTTTTTCAGACAAATAGTATCCAAATAGTTCTTTGCTAATCCTTGGTTCAGAAGCACTAAACAGATTAATACCATATGTTTTAGTCAATTCTTTTCTTAATCCTATCTGTGATTTTGATCTATTATATATTTCTTTAGTTGACTTCACATCATTAATACAGTATTCTAATATTGTAGCAATCTCTTCTTTTGTAGTTATTGCTGAACCATGATGAATAGGCATTTCAAGAATGTTATCCCAATCCATGCTATATTGAATCCATTTCAAACTAGAACGCTTGGCCGGGTTATCCCAGTGATGCATTTTAAAGATGTCTATTTGACCAATTGCTAATTTCCATTGAGGATAATCAGCAAACTCTTTCTTGTTGCTTTTTTCTATAGTTCTTTGAGCATATCTATAAATAATATTTGCAATCTCACAACCTGTAAGATCAAGCCAATCATTATGGTTATCTAATACAAATTGTGTTATTTGAGAATCAAATGCTAAACCATTATAAGATATATGCCATTCTTTATTGGTTATGTTTTCATTTAAAAAACTCACAAACTCACCTAAATCATTTTGCAAGTCATGGACAACAAAGACCTTAGTTTCCAAAGTCTTATAGTTTTCAAATACACCTGTAAAACAATTAGATAACGTTTCATAGTCCATTACCCAATGCTTCATATTTTATTGTTTAGAGCAAAAAAAAAGACATATATAATACATCTTTTCTTTTTTAATTAATAATTGATTAGTTATGCTTGTAAAATGATATTAGATTTTTTTGTTTCAGTGATATTAACAAAAAAAGCTTTATAATCAAATGTTGCTGCATTAATTGCAAATAAATGTATAAATTGCTCAATATCTAAAGGATCAGATAAATAAAATTCTGAAAAAGTATCAACTAATCTTCTTTCTTCTTTAACTGTTTTACCAGTTTGTGGATTAGGATTTTTTAATTTAATTGGTTGTCCATCATCATCTAATTTTGCAATCATATGATAAGATTGTTTCATTACTTTACTAATTACAGCTAAAATGCCTGACGCAGGGTCATACATAGCTTCAACATATGGTGAGTCATTACTCACAGGAATCATGGTAAAAGATTTGGCATTTCTAAAACTTGATATTACCAACATCATGTTTTGCCCAATTAATTGTGACATATTTTTAATTTTAATTTTTCAAAGATATTGAACTATTTTTAATTTTTTCATATAATGCTTCATTTTTTTTAAAGTACAAAGTTTCTTTTTCTAAATTAGGGATACTACAAACTTCAAAAACTTCTTCAATTTGTTTTATTGAAACACCTAAAGCTTCTGCATAAAGTTTATGCCCTGAATTAGGAGACAAAAACAAACTTACATGTTTTGAAATATTACCTTTATTTCCAAAAAAATTTAAAATTATAATTTTTGTATTTAAACTAAATTTAGAATATTTTCCATGAATAAAGTTTTGAAAATCAAATTTATATTTAGTAAAATCAAAAATAAATAAATGTCTATCTTCATCAAGTTTTATATATTCATAAAACAATGGGTGTTTTTTAAGATATGAATTAGAAAATGATTCAAACTTTTCAGTTGTACCTACATTGTACTCACACAAAAATTTATTTTCATTAATGCTAATCATATGTTCCCAGCAGACATACGTCTGCACAGGAACAAATGGTAAGCCTGATCTAAATCTTAATAAAGGATATAGAAATACTTTGCTTTTTTGAAAATAATCAGTGTATACACTTTTCATGCTTATAATTTAATATTTCCTAAAAGAAAATCATATGGTAATGAATAATTCTTTTCTGTATAATGATAGTTGGCTCTTTCAATAACATCTTCTAGTGCACTAGCCCAACCATTTAATGTTTCATCAGTAACATCAAAAACATAAACTTGATTATACTTATCTACTACTACAAATTTAAACAAAATATTATACTCTTGTTCATTTTCAGCTAAATTTGCAAATACTAGTTTACAATATATAGCTGCTTGTAACCAATAGTTATAAAAATCAATTGTTTCTTTAAAGTCTGCAATTGTTTTACTTGTAGTTTTAAGATCACAGATTGTAACTGTTTTTGTAGAGTGATTAATTTTGTAATAATCCAGATATCCATGTAGACCAAAAGGTTTCTCTAATAAATCAGATTTCAAGTATTTTTCTGCATGTGTTTCAATAGGATCCAATTCAAAGTCAGTTTGCACATCTTCAAATAAGGCCATAACATCTTTGTTACTTTTAATGTTCTCAGCCTGATCTTTACATTTAGCCAATGTATCACCATCAATTGCATCTTTACTGCTGTTTTTTAAATAGTCCCAATAAGACTCATTGTCTGCATTTTGAATTTTTTCTAACCTAGCATCATCTAACTTCAATGACTGATATAAGTTCTGATCAATCAATACCTGCAGTATTTCTTGTTGAAATGCAGGATCTTGACTTAATAAACTTAATTCACGGTTGCTTGTAGTATTATACAAAGCATTCAGTACTTTAATATTACTTTCTGCAGGAAGCTTACCTGGTAAGATATTAAACTTATCATTAAGTTTATCTTCTTCAAATAGGAGACAGTGAATTAACTTACCTTCAACCAAGTGCTTATCAGTTCTGATCTCACGGTCTTCTAAAATATAATCCTTATAAAACAAGGATGGTGAAAATAATAGTTTATTCAATGATGAATAACTAAACCTAAAGTCTTTATTTGCATAAAACTTTTCTTCTTTTGTTAAATCTCTATACATTCTTTTTTATTTATTATTGAGTTTTTGTATTTATCTACTAAGTAAATAGATTCTAGATCTATTGCAAACACATTGTTTTTACAACCAAAAGTATTTTTGATTACAGAATCATACATCTTTTTAATTGTTTTTTTAACAATAAAATCTGTTAACTTATTTTCTTCAGATAATAATGTTACATATTGATCATAGGGCCACTGACGGTTATTGTCTTTACTACCTGAAAACTTCTCAAGTCTTTTACGTAATGTTTTTACATTGATGTTATTCCAGTTGTTAGTGTCTTTGAACCAATCATAGTACCAAAAGAATAAGAAGCTAACAATATCAAAAGATTCTTCAACATTACAATTGGCTAGCATTTCTACGGCCAAAGTTCTGTTGTCTTTATCTTGACTTTGAATCATCTTAGATACTTGATTAAATTGATCTTCACTTATTATTGCTAAATCTTCTGATATAATCTTGTTGATCTCTACATCTTTTACAATTAATGCTGTTGCATTCTTTAACTGATTATATAAAGTTACATTACCATCTCTGACAACTATATCTCTATTACCATTATAATCATATTCTGATAATTTAGTGGCAATATCATCTGCTACAGGTGATGTATATCTGTAATCTTTAACAACATTTATACGTATGTAAGCTTCTTTTTCTACTGTAGATAAAAATTCTTTACATTTATCTAATCCTGATTCAGTTAACTGATCATTTTGTTTTAGCATATTAAATACTTCAAACATCTGAGGATATGTTATTGATTTACCCCAATCAAGTGTAAGCAAATTAGTAATTAATTTATCTGACACAATGTGAATATCTGCTAACTCAGCATCTCTAATGATTTTTACATTAAATTTTGTTTTAAGCAAGTCAACTTTTTGTCTTGGTAATTCTAGATTTGGATATCTATATATTTTTTTATCTTGCAAATCAATTGCTTTATCTGAAGTGATTACACCCAGTAAATCAAGCTCATCTGCATCAGGATACCAACTTTTAGCTCTACCAAAATAATAACCATCTTCTTTTAAACTAAAAGAACTAATATGAAGTCTTTCTTTTCCGTTTGACCAGATTGAATTTTCAGCTGAAACTGTTATTTCTAATTTATAATGTTTTTTCATGTTATTTTACATATTTTAAATATTCCGGTTTTACCTGTACTTTAAATACATACAAGTCTCTGTTACTAATGTGAATTTCTTTCCTTACAATTGGTTCTAAATATTTAAAGTTTACTTTATTAAGTTTTTCTTCTTGTTCTAACCAAAGAATCATATCATGTGCACTTTTTCTAGAGAATTTATTGAAGTTTGATTGTTGTAACCAATACTGTACATCTTTATCTCTATTAAAATGATACATATAACGTTCTGCTTTCTGAGAAAACTCCCATAATAAATGATAGTTTTGTAAGTAATCAATTGTAGGAATA